AGTTACCGGGTAAGAAAAGACTTGTTGTTGGTAACCACGACAACTTGAAAATCCTTGCTCCGTTCTTTAAAGACATGCAGATGTGGATTGATATGAGCGACAAAGGTTTGTTGTTTACACACACTCCGCAACATGAAAGTACACTTGCTGAGAGTCATAGATTTGGTGATAAGCCGTTGTTAAACGTTCACGGACACATCCACACTAATCCTTCACCTGAAGGACCTTTCAAGTGTGTTTGTGTTGAGCAAATCAACTTTACACCTTTAGACATCGAGGAGTTAGTATGATGGCTAGAAGTACTAGACGTCCACAAGCACCTAAAGTGCGGAACTTTGAAGCAAAGGCGGTAAGGGATCCAAACGGTCCCTTCCGTCCCAAACAGTTCAAAGATAGGACTAAATTTGATAAACCAAAACACAAAAAATCTCTTTGGGAGGAAAGCACATGATGCTTAATTTTGTAGAAACTGACGCACCTAAAGGCAAACAATGCTTGTTAGACATCGGCAATTATGAGCTTAGTATTGTACAGAATGAAATGTCTTATGGTAACAAGCAAGGACTATACGAGATTGCTGTATTTAAAGACAATAATCAAGTAGAGTTACCGGGCATTACAGCACCTGGCGATACTGTTAAAGGATTTCTATCACTAAATGACGTAAGAGATCTTATTGTTGATATGACCATACAATATGGTTGACAGTATAGCATTTAGGTGCTATACTGTTTATAACAATTAGGCAAACAGAGGCGCAACACATGAGAACACAACCGCAAGATATTATAGTACAGCTAGAAGCTGACAACAGCAAACTAGCTAAACAAGCAATCCTAAAAACAGCATTAGATGAAGGTCTTCCAGAATTTTTTGAAGGCTTAACAATGGCACTTGATCCACTTGTTACATTTGGTGTAAAACAAGTACCAGAGCGTTCAGATGTTATTACTGGACAAGGTCTTGCTTGGCCTGTATTTAAAGAACTTACACGTAAACTTATTAATCGCAGTCTTACTGGACATGCCGCACGTGATGCAATTATCTTGTGTAAAGATACTGCAACTACAGAACAATGGAACAATTGGTACCGTAGAATACTTATCAAAGACTTGCGTTGTGGAATGAGTGAAAAAACTGTGAACAAGGTAGCACCAGGTACTGTACCTGTATTTACTTGTAGTCTTGCACATGACTCAGCTAAACATGAAAAGAAGATGGTTGGCGAAAAACAAATTGAAATTAAACTAGATGGTGTACGTGTTATTACAATCATCCAAGGTGACAAAGTAGAAATGTTTAGCCGTAATGGCAAACAGTTTCATAACTTTGGACACATTATTGAAGAAATTCAAACAGTAATTAAAGACTATCCTGTACCATATCCGCTAGTGTTAGATGGCGAAGTAATGAGTGCTAACTTCCAAGACTTGATGAAGCAAGTACATCGTAAAGATGGTAAGCAATCAACTGATGCAGTACTGCATTTGTTTGATACTATTCCATTAGGTTGCTTCAAAAAAGGAGAGTGGGACAAGCCGCAGAGCTTTAGAAGTGCAATTACCAAAGCATGGGTAGAACAGCACGAGAGCGTACTTCAGCACGTATCAGCACTGGATTGGGAAACGGTCAACTTAGACTCAAAAGAAGGGCAAGAACGCTTTGTAGAGCTGAATAAGCAAGCCGTAGACGGCGGTTATGAAGGTGTAATGATAAAAGACGTTGATGCGCCATACGAATGCAAGCGAACACACGCTTGGTTAAAGGCAAAACCATTTATAGAAGTAACATTGGAGGTAGTAGATGTTGAAGAAGGTACTGGAAGGAATGAAGGCAGACTTGGAGCTCTTGTCTGCAGAGGCACCGATGATGGACAAGATATTTGCGTTAATGTCGGTAGTGGCTTTACTGATATTCACCGCGACGAGTTTTGGAATAGTCGTAGCGATCTTATCAATTCTTTAGTAGAGGTTAGGGCAGATGCAATTACACAAAATCAAGACGGTACTTACTCGTTGCGTTTCCCACGTTTCAAAACTTTTAGGGGCACCGAAGCAGGCGAAAAACTGTAATATAGTAGTTTGGAACCTTGAAACAGAAGGTTAATTGTTGACTTTCGAGTTATCTGGCTATATAATATACTGACAATACAAAATTAAGGACTATCATGACTGATAACTTCAAACTATTATCGGATAAGGAACATATCCGAAAACGCTTTTCAATGTACGGCGGCAGTCAAGTTGTACAACAAGAACAAGCGTTTATTAATGCAGAGTTTACAAAGGTAAACATCGTAAGTGGACTGCTCAAAATTATCAATGAGATTATTGATAACTCAGTAGACGAACATGTTCGTACTAAAGGTGAGTATGCTACACGTATTGATGTAGATATTGAAGCTGACGGTACTATCGTTGTAAGCGACAACGGTCGTGGCATTCCTAGTGTAGAAATTGACACGCCAGATGGTAAAGAATATCAGATGGTGAGTGCGTTTACAAGAGCTAGAGCAGGTTCTAACTTTGATGATGACAATCGTGAGTCAATTGGTATGAACGGTGTTGGCTCAATGATTACGTTTGTGACATCTAGCAAGTTTGATGCTAAGAGTAGCGATGGCAAACTGCAAGTACAGATGGTAGGTAAGAACGGACAGATTGACCGCATACGTACTAAAGACACAGTACTAAAAGGCACAACTGTAAAGTTCCGTCCTGACTATGAATTCTTTGGTATGGATAATATTGACGAAGCACACAGTGCAATGATTGAAGAACGTGTACGTTCGCTTGCACTAGCATTTGATACAGTGCGTTTCCGCTTTAACAAGAAGATTGTTAGACTAAAGTTTGCAGACTACTTTGGCAACTGTGATATTTTCCAAACAGAGAAAGCAGTGTTTGGCATTGCTAAGTCAGATGGATCGCATCAGTCGCACAGTCTAGTAAATGGACTGAGTGTAAAGAGCGGTACACACATTGACCATTTCCTATCAACTATTATGCAAGAGTTACGTGACACACTAAAGCGCCGCAAGAAAGTAGACATTACGGCAGCACGTTTAAAGCAACACTTGCGAGTACATGCTATTGTAAACGGCTTTCCTGCACTAAAGTTTGATTCACAAACAAAAGAACGTGTAACAAACTCATCCGCAGAATGTCGTGCAGCCATTGGCGAAATTGACAGCAAAAAGATTGTTTCTAAGTTGATGAAGAACGAAGACTTGATCAACGAGATTTGTGCATATACTAAAATGCAAGAAGACTTGGCTGCTAAGAAAGACTTAGGTAAACTTGAAAAGTCTAAGAAAGTAAAGTCAGACAAGTACTTTGCGGCAATTGGACATCGCACAGATAGAATTTTTGTAGTAGAAGGTGACTCAGCTAGTGGTGGCTTGATTAAATGCTTAGGACGCAAAGGCAATGCGTTTTATGCACTTAAAGGTGTTCCGCTTAATGTGCTAGAAGTATCGCATCAAAAGTTTATGGCGAACAAAGAGCTTAGTGAACTGTACACAATTATTACTACATTTCCAGATGCAGAAATTTGTTTAGCAACTGATGCTGACGCAGATGGCATGCGTATTACAGGACTAGTATCGCTGTTTATGTACAAGTACTTTCCGGAGCACCTAAACAACGGCAAGATGAAGATACTACGTACTCCTATTGCAATTGGTAAAAAGAACAACGAAGTAAAAGAATGGGCATATACGTTTAGTGATGTAAATAAAATTGACCATAAGTTAGACGTAAGCTACGTAAAAGGATTAGGTAGCTGGAGTGAAAAAGATTTAAGACATATCATTGACGCAGACACAATGGATGAAATGTTGCCAACAGTAAGCATTGCTGACACAGACCTATTTACAAATTGGTTTAGTAGTGGCACAATTGATTACCGCAAAGAGCAACTCCTACAGAGTGCGCCATTTGATATTATGAAGGTATAAGACATGACAAAACAAATACCATTAGAAGGCTTTTTTAAGAACGAATACATTGACTTTTCAGTGTATGACAACGTTCGTAAACTGGCAAACTATATTGACGGACAAAAGAACGCAAGTCGTAAGATTGTACACACAGTCCTACAACAGAACATTGACAAGTTTGTTAAAGTAAGCAACTTAGGTCCTAAGGTACAAGACTATGCACAATACTTGCATGGTAGCTTAGAAGGCACTATCGTTAACATGACTGCAAACTATGTAGGCAGTGGCAACAATATTCCATTGCTCGAAGGTGATGGTAACTTTGGATCATCGTTTATTAACGATGCGGCTGCTACACGTTACATCTTTGCACGTATGAATCCAATCCTAAAGCAACTTTATGTTAAGGATGACTTTGTTAACTTAGAACATCAGGATTTTGAGGGTGCTAAGATTGAGCCACGCTATTATGTACCAGTATTGCCTATGCTTGCTATCAATGGCAGCGAAGGTGTGTCAATTGGGTTTGCACAAAAGATACTTCCACGTAAGCCAAAAGAAATACTCAAATGGGTAAAACAACGTGCGACAGGTGAGCGTATTACTGCTAACCTTACTCCGCATTGGGAAGGTATGAGTTGTGTTGTTAACAAAGGTGAAAGCAAAGTCCAGTGGGAGATTACAGGTAGCTTTACACGCAAGACTAAGCACCGTATAACAATCGATTCGCTTCCGGTGGGTTATACACTCAAACAGTATCAAGCAGTGTTAGAGCGGCTCGTTGACGACAAAGTAATTAAAGACTATGATGATCTAAGTGACAATGATGTATTTGCATTTGAAATACAAGTAGATCGTTCGTTTGGTGAACGTACAGACGAATGGATTATGACCAAACTCAAGTTGATTAAGAAAGTTACAGAAAACTTTACTTGTATTGACCAAGATAATAAAATTGTTATTTTTAATAGTCTTAAGGAACTGCTTGAAGCGTGGTATGTAAAGCGTATTGAGTACAACGACAAACGTAAACAGCACCTACTAGCTAGTATGCAAGAAGAAATGGACTATACTAACGCTCGTGCTAAGTTTATACAAGGTGTTGTAGACGGTGATATAGAACTACGTAACAGCAAAGAGGCAGCAGTAATTACACAAGCCGAAGCATATGACGTTATACTGCAAGGGCGTGTTAAAGGCTTCTTAGGGCTTCCTATGCGCAGTTTAACAACAGAAGAAATAGCAAAGCTCAAAGCAAAAGCAAAAACACTTAAAGCTGAAATATCAGCATACAGTAAGTATACATTTGAACAAATCCTTGTTGAAGATCTCACTACATTTAACTTTTAGTTCAACTTGATAAATACTGTAGTAAGTTAACAGGGAAATAACGAATGTCGCAAATAAACACATCAGAATTAGATGCTGCAATTGAAGCCTTAGGGGGTTCACTTAGCACGATAATTAATAGAGCACTTACGGTAGATGATATGCGTATGCAGTCATTAAGTTCAGTTGAATTCCAAGCTGACGCAAATGGCGTATATGGTAAAGGTTTACAATGGAAAGGCGCAGGCCCAACTAAGCAGATGGTATACAGATCAAATCCTGATCGTATATGGACAGATGAGAGTATTGATATAGGATCAGAAGCAGCCTATATGATTGGAAATACTCCTGTTTTAAGAATGGGCGAGCTCGGCGCTGGTGTGAGAATGAGTAGTTTAATAACTACTGGTACATTGCAAAATTTAAATACAAGTGGCAATTTAAACATTGACGGCTACGTATTTTATAATACAGATTCAGAATCGTTTGCTATTGGTACAGAAGCACCAAATGGTAAGTTTGCTTTGGCAACATTAGATGCTGAATTTATTGTAGACACAGAACCAGGTGCAGTTAAACTAGGTACATGGACTGCTGATGACCTAAAACTTATCACAGATGATACAGCTAGAATAGTTATATCTGCAACAGGTGATGTTAAGATTGGTGCAAGCACTGATCCTTCAAATGTTGTAGTACACGGTAAACTAGGTGTAGGTGTCAAAAATATGGACAACGATGTTTCTATAGCATCAAAAGGTCCAATAATGATCGAAGGCAAAAAAATCTCCAACGGAGACGACATTCCAGAAACGGGGACATACAGACAAGGTGATATTGTATATAATAATAATGCAGTTGCAACAGGGTATGTTGGTTGGGTCTGTGTAAGAGCCGGTACGCCGGGTGAATGGAAAGCCTTTGGACAAATATCTGCATAAAACAAAAGAAGAAAAAGACACAGTAAGAAACAAACAGATAGTATCGCAAGTTGAGCGATGGGACTTGTTTGCGAGACTTTTTCCTACTGTTTTTCTAATAATTACGGTAATTCTTATTGTAGCCGGAATCATAGATTTCGACACTGCATTCTTTGTGGGATTAGGGTTATTTGCTGTTACAGCAGTGACTTGGTGGTTCTGGGCAATCTATACAATAAAACATCTAGTTTATACGCTAAATACTGCTAGTGAGGGACTAAAAGAAGTTAAAGATGAGTTTGTAGAGATAAACAAATCAATACAGGAAATGCGCAATGACGAGTCATAAGAAGTTTATAATGATTAAAGCAATGCTTAATATCATAAGTGGTATTAGTCTTGCAACCATTATATGCTTAGGTATTGCGTATATGAGCTTCGATAATGCATTTGTATTTACAGATACACAAATTGGCGTTACAAACAATCCAATTGAAGAAGATCAAGACATAGAGTTCTATATGATAGGCTCAAAGAAGTATCAGTGCAACAGCACAGCCGCATATGGCGTAGCACATGCAATAGATGGTTCACACTCACACAAACTAAACACATTTACAAAACGATACATACAAGCAACATCACCAGGTGAAGCTGTTGAAAACGGCTGGCATATGAAAGTACCGGACGATATGATACACGGTGGAGAATATCGTGTTAGTATGACAGGCGAATTTGAATGTATATACTTGATATTCAAAACACACAAATCACAAGAATTTGCCAACATCTATTTAAAAGTAGAACCGCGCCTCACCGCTAAATAAATTTATGTTAGTAATTGGCAACGGCGAAAGTCGCACCTCAATTGATATTAATAAATTACAAGGTCCCAAGATAGGATGCAATGCAATCTTGAGAGACTTTAAGGTTGACCATCTTGTATGCGTAGATCGTCCAATGTTGCAAGAAGCACTCAATAGTACCTATCATAAAAACTCATCTGTGTACACACGCAGGCGTAATTGGGTACAATATAGGCTTGAAAAGAACATAAGGATGGTTCCGAGCTTGCCTTATCAAGGATCTGAACGTCCAGATGATCCTATACATTGGGGTAGCGGACCATACGCAGTACTAATAGCTGCATTATTAGCAACAGATGATATTCGTATGATTGGGTTTGATCTGTACAGTCAAAATAACACTGTAAATAACATATACAAAGACACAAAAAACTATATTGCAGCAAGCAAGCGTCCAGTTGATCCAAGATATTGGATACACCAAATAGGAAAAGTATTTAAACACTATCCAACTAAGAAATTTACCATATATCAAGACAAATTTGAACTACCATCAGCCTGGACCCACCCAAATGTTTCGCTTGACAATATAAGTAATCTATAGTATACTATACGTAAGGACTTAGCGTCAACCCTTCTAATTCTGCCGCTTACATAATAAATTAATAGGAGAACATTATGGGAAAACATTATAGCACTAAGCATTACGGACACAACATTGGACTATCAGCGGTATTTAGACAGCCTAACGCAGATCATTCACACTGTCACTTACTGCATGGTTACAGCCTAGCATTTACATTTACATTTGGATGTGATGAACTAGACAATAAAAACTGGGCAGTAGACTTTGGTGGGCTAAAACCGCTTAAAGCATGGCTAGAAGATCACTTTGATCATAAGGTAGCAGTAGACGCAAATGATCCAGAGATGGAAACTATGCTAATGTTACAAAACTTAGGACTAGCAGAAATTAGAGTATTTGAAGGCGTAGGTGCAGAGAAGTTTGCCGAACATGCCTTTAACTTTGCAGACAAACTTATACGTGAAGCAACAGATAATCGTTGTTATTGTGTAAGAGCAGAATGTGCAGAACACGGAGCAAACTCCGCGATATATGAAGCATAATGAACTATGTTGTCTGTTTAAAATACGGAACAAAATATTCAGCAGAATATGTTAACAAGCTCTACAATGGTGTAAAGCGTAATTTAACAATTCCGTTTGAATTTGTATGCTATACTGAAGATGCTCGAGGTATCGATAATGGTATTAGAATTGAACCAATACCACTAGTACCAGGAGTCGAAGGATGGTGGTACAAACCTATGTTCTTTAATCCAAAGTTAGGATTAGATGGAACTATATTATTCTTTGATTTAGATGTAGTTGTATTTAGAAACATAGATAACTTTTTTACTTACAATCCAAACCAGTTTTGTATTATACGCGACTTTAATCGACATGTAGTACGCAACTATAATAAGTTTAACAGTAGTGTATTTAGGTTAACTACAGGACAACACAGTCATGTATATACAGAGTTTATGCAAGATCCATCAATACCTATAAAAAGATTTCCAGGCGATCAAGACTGGTTACGAGCAAAGATACCAGATCAAACATATGTGTATTGGCCAGATGAATGGATACAAAGTTATAAGTGGGAAATGCGTAACAAACCTAAATTTAACAGAATGCCTCGTGGACAACGAGATTTTGAAACTAATGGTGATCCTATAGTTTTAAATGATACAAGTGTAGCAGTATTTCACGGCGAACCATTAATGCATAACTGTAAAGACAAATGGGTACGGGCAAATTGGATTTGACAAAGATACGAAAACGTGTTATACTAGCTATACAATGGTACAAACAACTCAGGCAACATCCACACTATGCATGGTACAACTGTATAGCGTGGGCAATTTACAATTCAGGCACACACGAGCTAGACGGCTCATACAGGAAATGGTAACATATGGATCTTAAATTTACAACATGTGGTGATTATATGCAACAAGAAGTACAACGTATTGGCTTTGCTTGCAAATACATGCATCCAGACCAAACACAGAAGAAGAAAGTTCTTGAAGAAATTCAACGACCGCTAAATACTCGTAGCACAACAGTACAGTGGCTTAATCGACAGACACGTGATGTTGCTGAAGAACGCTTGTGGGACTTGATGGTCCATAACATTGCGTCATACAAAAGGTTGATTGAATATGTGGGATCTCTTCCACTTGAACTTAGGATGGTTCGACTTGGTTCTGATGTACTTCCTGTTTATACCCAGCGGGATTGGTCTTATTATTGGCAGCGTCCTGACGTTATTGCCTACGCAGAGCGAGCGTTCGCAGAAGTCGGCGACACGGCAAGAGCCCTCGATGTCCGACTATCGATGCACCCAGGCCAATTTACTGTACTTGCAAGCGACAACGAAGAAATAGTAGAACGATCAATAGAGGAGTTTGAATATCATGTGGATTGCATCAGGTGGATGGGCTACGGCCAACAATTCCAAGACTTTAAGTGCAACGTACACATCTCAGGCCGCAAAGGTCCAGCCGGTATCAAAGCCGCCCTCAAGCGGTTATCGCCAGAGGCGCGAAACACCATTACAATCGAGAACGACGAAAACAAGTGGGGCATCGACAGCAGCCTCGAACTTGCCGACGACCTCGCACTTGTACTCGACATACACCACCACTGGTGCCGTGAAGGTTCATACCTCCAGCCAACCGACGATAGATTTGCTCGCATAGTAGATAGCTGGCGTGGTGTGCGTCCTGCAATACATTATTCGTACAGCAGAGACACAGCACTACCCGAAGGCTTTGCACACGACACAATGCCAGACTTTCCTGCACTACTAGAAGCAGGACACAAGAAAGCAAAACTACGTGCGCACAGTGACTACTATCCTAATCAACTTGTTAACGACTATGCATTGAGCTTCTTGCCATATGCAGATATTATGTGCGAGAGCAAGTGTAAGAATCTTGCAAGCATTGCACTATATAAATACAATACGGAGAAAAATAATGAACAACTATTTGAGCAAAATGTACGGTCGTCAATCCAAGAACACTGCACAGCCTACTGACAAAAACCCTAATCGTGTTAGCGGTGGACTACGTGCGCAAGGCGCTGACATGTTTGAAATGTTAGGTGAAGACGGTAGCGTACAAAAGATTCCTACAGAAGCATATGTACGTTCATTGGAAGATCAGTCAAGAAAGCAGCGAGCGGCTATCACTGTATTAGAGCGTAAGCTAACTCGCTGTGAAACCTCAATTGAACAATTAAAGAGTGCTATTTCGCGTTCTTAGCAAGCTTCAATACTTCAGCTACTAGGTCTGCTTTTTTCTTTCTTTTGTCAATATCAACATTGTAGTTTGCTAATGCAAAATCTTCTAAGCCTTGTTTGGTAAGTTTTGATAAACTTGCCTTTGTTGCTTTAACAGTTTTTGCTTCAACTTCTACAATCTTTTCAATTTTAACCTTATCTGTTACTGGAGCCGCAATGTGTTCTTTTGGAACAGCAACGTCTTCAGCTTTAACAAATAATTCTGTAAACCATTTAAACATAATTAATCCTCCTAAGGAACTACTATTTACATAAATATTAGTCAGGAGGATACAAAAATGGTTAGAAAATGGATAAATGAAAGATTAAAAGAGAGAACAACAATGGATGGCGCAGTATTAGTAGGCGCTGGAATTGTATTCCTTATCTTTAAACCACTAGCAAGTATTGTAGCATATGGCGCTATTGCGTATGGCGCTTGGACAATCTGGAAATCAGAATAATTACAGCTTACCGATAGGCGTAGTACTAGAAGCAGTCATATTCCAAACCTGTTTCTTTTCTACGCCTTTCTTTTGAGCAAATACTTTAGCATCACAGTTACTACAAACATGAAAATAGTTATTGCTTAGACGCTTTGGATCCATACTACCTCTAGTGCGTTCAAACTCTGCATCACAGCTATCGCATCTAAACACACATATAGTTTGTTCACGCTTGTAAACATGTTCCTTGCCTGTTTTACTTTTTCGAACGTGCCGGGTTTGTTTTTTAAATTCTCTTATAAACATAAGTATATTTACATTAAGATTACAAAATTAAATAATAAATACTATCATAAGAAGGATCATTTCATGAGCATCGTTACACTAACAGACACAGCAAAAGCACAAATAGACACAATATGTGAAGATAACGAGTGTTATGCTGTTACGTTAAACCTTAAAGGCGGTGGTTGTGCAGGCTTTGAGTATGAATGGGCTACTATTTCTAGTCCAGAAGACCTAAATGACAATGATATAATTCTAAAAACAGATAAAAATTGCACTTTCGTAATAGGCGCACACAGCGTAATGTTTCTAGCAGGTACAGAAATAAACTATAAAAAAGATATTATGGGATCACAATTTGAAGTAAACAACCCAAATGCACAATCAGCTTGTGGATGTGGTGTAAGTGTAAATTTTGATATGGATAAGCTGGCAATCCCAGCAGAATAAACGGAGCAATATAAATGGCAAAGCAACAAATTGATATCGGCATTGAAGGCAACGACGGAACTGGTGACAGTATACGCGAGTCGTTTCGTAAAGTAAACGAAAACTTTCAAGAGCTATATGCAGTTTTTGGTATCGGTGGACAAATATCGTTTACTGACTTAAATGACACACCAAATACATACGAAGGCAATGAAAACAAAGTTCCTTTAGTCAAATCAGATGGTAGTGGGTTAAACTTATTACAACTTGCTTCGGACAATAGTTTAGATGGCACACCAGATACAATTGGGTTTGACTTTAGTGTAGATGGTAAAGTAATTGTTAAACAGCTTGTTTCAAAAGTTTCAAATGACCCTGAACCTATTTTAGGTGGTCCACTTGATGCTGCAACACAACCTATTGCAAACGTAAGAGTTACTCAAGCAGCTATTGATACATTTAACTCAATACACGGAACTAATCTTAACACAGGTTCACTAGTTATTGATAAAGCATATGCTGACAGAAACTATCAACAAAAAGATGTTGCAGGCGGCGGATTACGTTTAGGTGACGAACCTGCTGATGCTAGTGGATATGTGTATACTGCTTCAGGCTTGAGTTTAGGCAACTTAACTATTACAGCTCATGGATTAACAGAAGCATTTAACGGTGCGGGATTTAGATTTAATTCAACAGGAACTGACCCGTTTGGCGTTGTGTCAGGCACTACATACTATATTAACGTTATTGACGTCAATAGTATTGGTCTATATGCAACAGAAGATAATGCTGTTAATGCAGAAGGAAGAATATTACTAAGTGGCGGATCGGGTACATTTTCAATTACTGATGCAGCATATGATGCAGACCTAGAAGGTTATTGGTTAGAAAATGTTGCTATACCACGTAAGAGTATCGTAAGACGTCAAGGTGATGACATGACAGGTGCGCTTAACTTGTTTGACCATCCAGGCGAATTATCAGGTACAGGTTTACCAAACGGCATTGATGATTTACAAGCAGCTACAAAACTATATGTTGACAACGTTGCAGCATCAAGTACTGTTAACTTATATGTAAGTACAGCAGGTTCTGATGCTCAAACATTTACACCAGATGGAAAAGAAGGTCGTTCACCAGGATACGCATTTAAAACAATTAATGCAGCAGCACGTAAAGCAGAAGAATTAATTATTGCTGCTCCACCTGAGCCAGGTCCGTATATGCAGACTATGGAATATGCAGCAGGCGGAACACTTGCATCAACAAACACTGTTGGTATTGCAAGTCCAGTAGCTGATCGTGCAAATGCAAGAGCAATTATTGTTGCTAACAAAGAATTTATTGCTAAAGAAGTTACAGGGTATGTTGATGCAACATTCCCAGACTTTGCAGGAACATACAGTTTAGAAATTTGTCAACGTGATGTTGGATTTATTCTAGACAGTGTAAGTTTAGATGCGCTACTAGGTAACAATGCTAACTATCTTTCACGTTGGGCCGGTGTACGCTATTACTCAAATGTTAGTGCGCAGAAAGCAATTGGCTCACAGCGAGTAGAAACTATTGCAGGTATTGAATATGCTAAAACACTAGTTACACAGTATATTTTAACTAACACTGCACCAGATACATTATATCAAACTAGAGTACCGCAAGTAACTAACTTGCCATTACCAGATTCTAGTGCTGACGAAGTAATTGGCGCAAAGATGGATGTTGTACTTGCTGTTATTAATAACGGAGTATTAGATGCTCCACAAATTATTGACGGTACTACTAATTATAAAATTAATGTTAACAACGGTGGACTTGGATTTATTAAACAAGCAAATCCAGAAAACACAGATATTATTCCTGGTAAGGTTGTACGTGGTAGAAACTCAGGCGCTGTTGCACGTATTATTGATTACAAATATGAATCAGGACCAAGAGCAGTTAGTGTCGCAGGCACTGATGAAATTGAAGTACAATTACTAGAACCAATTGAGTTTGTTCCAGGTGAAGAATTAGAATACGGTAACTATGTACGTGAAACACAGATTTCAATTAGAGTTGAATCTGGTATTTACGAAGAAGACTATCCAATACGTATTCCTGCTAACGTATCAATTAAAGGTGACGAGTTCAGACGTTGTATTATACGTCCAAAGAAACGTATTTCACAATCACGTTGGGCAAATACATTCTTCTATCGTGATGCAGAATTTGATGGACTTATACTAGGTAAATCAAACATTACTAGTGTTGATTTTGAACCGCAATTAGATGCATCAAGAACAGCTGGAACATATTCAGTAAGTTTATGGACAAGTGATAAACTAGGCGTAGATGCTGAATTTAGTATTGTAGTTAGTGCAGACGGTGCTATTGAAAGTATTGGTATTACTAATGCTGGTTCGCAATTCCAAAAAGACGAACGTATAACTGTAGCAGATGAACAATTAGGAACAGGCGGAGCCAATAGTATTACATTTACTGTTGCAGGTGTTCCAAACGGTATTGAATATGTAAATCCTTTAACAGGTGCAGTAGATGGATACTTTGGTTATCATTATTTGTCACGACCTGCTCAACTTAAAAATACAGGCGCTGGCTATGAAAACGTAGGCAAGTGGGAAACAAACGCTCTTACACTAATTGACAACAAAGAGTTTATTCAAGAGCAAGTTGTTAACTATATTGAAACAACATATCCTGCACTAGTAGGTAGTTATAGTAGAGCAAAATGTTTTAGAGATGCAGGCTTAATTGTTGATGCACTTGTAAAAGACTTCCGCAATGGTGGCAATGAATTTGCTCTCGAAGCGCAAGGACAATACTATGCTGGAGCAGTAGAAGCAGGAACAGAAGATGAAACTGTTGCAGGTATACAGCACATCTATACTGTAGCATCTCAATTAATAACTGGTACATCAGTATCTACACTTTACAACCAAGCTGGTGGCGGCGCGAGCGACAGAGTTTATGCAGAAGACTTATATAATGGATCAGGAGAGCCTGATGCATGGTCAACAGGAAAAATTTATAGACTAGGTAATGTTGTTAAATTTACAACTGGTCTTGGAATAGTAAATTACTATACTCCAACTAAAGAACATACAAGTCGTGCAACATTTGATGCAGCAGAAATTGCAGAATACTGGAGAGTAATTGACGGACCAGCAACTGTATTACAAAACTTACTTGATACTGTTAAATTTGCATTTAACGATGACTACAATCCACCACTAAGCAACACTGATATGGATGTATTCTTATGTAACGATGCTACAATTGTTCGTAACTTAACAGTACAAGGACACGGCGGATTTATGTGTGTGCTTGATCCAGAAGGTCAAGTTTTAACTAAATCACCATACATACAAACTGGTTCAAGTTTCTCACAATCACTTAATAAGCAAGCGTTTAGAGGCGGATTGTTTGTTGATGCGTTTGTTGGTAACTCAGCAGTACAAGTTATTGAAAAAGTTGGTGGCAGTAACTTTAGAATTAAAATTAAGAGTTTAGGATCACCTACAGACCCACAAGGTTTGTACGTAAGACGTCCTGAAACACCAAGTGCATTTTATATTGATGGTAGACGTTTCCAAGTTAACGCAGTTACAGCATACGACAAATCATTAGGTACAGCAGAACTTATATTAGATCCAAGTTCAAATACTAGCACAGGATTTACTGGAATTACTAGTACACTAGCAACTGGTATTGATCTAGACTCAGTAGGAACATTTGAATTTGATAGCGTAAAGTGTGCTAGAGATACTGGATACATTTTAGACGGCATTACATTTGATTCAGCATTAGGTACAAATTATAATAGTGTATACAACGGTCTTGCTTATCAAAGAGCAACAGGATCGTATGTACAAAATAATCAACAGTCACAAACTACAACAGCTATTACAAAAGGTAAAACTGAAGTAGCAGCACTAACTGAAGTAGCAGATAGCGCAACAGCATTAGCAAGATCAAATGCAGGCTTTGATGAAGTTATTGATATTATCAATAACGGTACACAGAGTGTAAGTGAGCCAGGTGATGGTGTAGCAGATGCACTTGCTTTCCCTAGCCCAGCAACACTTCCGACAACAGACGCAGATGATGCTGCTTCAAGACTACAAGCTAACAGAGCATTTTTAGCAGCAGAAGTTGTTGCATTTGTAAACAACAATACTCCTCCAGCAGGATACAATCAAACTAAATGTGCTAGAGATGTAAGATACATTGTTGATGCATTAACATATGATATTCTTTATGGTGGTAACAGTGGTACAGTAACTAACGCTATGGCATACTTAGATGGTGCAGCAGCTCAGTTACCAGAAGCACAAAGACTTGCTACAGCAGCAGCATACGCACATTTAGCAACAGTTGTAGCGGCAGTTGTTACAGACGCAACAGGCACTTCTAGTACAACTCCACAAGCAGGAAATGCAGAAGTACAAGTTACAACAGGTGCAGCAGCAACAGCAACAGAAGGTAATGCACTAGATGCACTACTACAAATTATTGAAAATGTTGTTACAGCAGGCAACTTAAACAGCTTGCCATTAGTTGTTAATCCAGATCTAACAGCACTTTCAGTAAGTGCAGAATTACAAGATGCTGCTAACGATATTATTAATAACAGACAGCTAATTATTAATCGTGTTGTACAAAGTGTAGACGCACCATTACCAATTACATTACAAACAGCTGGTAACAGAAGTATTTTAGGTAACGACTTTACACAAGTTAACGATTTAGGATACGGACTCGTAGCAGCCAACGGTGCGCTATCAGAGATGGTTAGTATGTTTACATACTACTGTCATGCTAGTTACTATTCAAAGAATGGTGCTGAGATTAGATCACTAACAGGTTCAAGTTGTTATGGTGAGTTTGGTCTAGTAGCTGAAGGTAGTGATCCAAACGAAATCCCAGATTCAATACAATTGTATCAAGATATGACACAGCCAATGCGAGCGTTTGATGTTGATGTTATCTTGTCCACAACTGGATTGTTAAATCTAACAGCAGGTGAAACATTAACACAAGCTATTACTGGTTCAACAGGAGAAGTTGCAGTTGCAACAAGCACAACAGGCGGATCAAATGTTATATACGTAACAAATATTACTGGTGCGTTTGATACAACTAATGAACTAACTGGTAGTGTAAGTGGCGCACTAGGTGCAGATAGTGTTCCAACACAAATTGACTCGAATGGTTATGATAACTCAAAGGAAAAACTAGCAGTCTATGTGTACGATGCAAAAGATGTACCGTCAAACAGATCAGAAGTTAACATTTATCATCCAGCTAGGCCAGCGTTCGCACGTTACGAAGTTGCAAACGCAGAAATTGTTAGTCATGTTGTTGGACAATATCCGGACATTGACGGCGATGCAATTCAAACAGTAGCAGATGCCGCGGCAACTGGATTTGACTTTACACTTATTAAAACAATTAGTGGTGGATATCAAGTATCGGCAACAGCAGCACAACTGGCAGCAACTTCAAATTATGATGTAGGTGATACTTTTGTAGTACCTGGTGACCAATTGGGTGGTGTAACTCCTGCAAACGATGCAACAGTTACAGTAGACTCGGTAGCACTAGTAACAGGTGTAATTGAAACATTTAGTGTAACTGGTACAATAGCTGCTGAAGATAGTACTCCAATGAATAGCGGACAAGTTTACAAATTAAACTTTAGTACATCTGATGCGCAATTTAGTGCAAACGGACTATTAGAAATTGTACCGTTTAACACAAATATAGTTTACTACAGAAACCAAACACATATTATTAGTGACCTAGCTCGTCCAGATGTATTAACTATTCGTCCAAGTACAGCATTAACGTTTGATGAGAATCCAGGCTTTGTTTATAGAAGTATTAGTTTCTTAACAAGTGACAGTATTGGTGACGAGTTACCTGCTAATACTTCACAAGCAGGTCTTGATAGCACTTACGACTTTATTAGACTAACTGTAAATGCAGCAAAAGCTCAAGAGGTAATTGGAAATATTACAGACGGTGGTGTAGCACTCACAGGAGGTACTACAAAAGGTGGCACAGCAGGCGATACTACAATAGCAGTACAACCTTGTGATGCAAACGAAATCTTTAGACTTAACAATAATACAAGAACTCCTACATCAAATAGACCTGCAGGATGGACAGTTGATAGTTTAACTACCGAAGCTCCGATTATTACTTGGGATGGTAAAAAGCATTATGTATTCAACTATCGAGGAGTAGAAGGAACAACAGTTGTAGAAGGAAGCGAGTCAAACGATTACGCTATTGTTGACTTAGTTGATTATGAAACAATTAACCCAACTAATACACCAGGGATTAATAGTACAGTTGTATTAGGCTCTGAACTTGTTACACTTAGAGGCGGTTTGAAAAATGGCGCAACAGGTAGTGTTACTGTTAACATTAGTACATGTCGTGCAACAGGACACGACTTCTTAGATATTGGCACAGGCGGATTTAACTCAAGTAACTATCCAAATGTTATCTTTGGTGAGCCAGGAGAAAAGAAGGAATCTAACGAAGTTGTTGAAAAAGGCAAAGGTCGAGTATTTTATGTAAGTACAGATCAAAACGGTATCTTTAGAGTTGGTAGATTCTTTAGTGTAGACCAAGGTACTGGTACAGTTACATTTAGTGCATCACTTGCACTTTCAGATGTTGACGGACTAGGATTTAAACGTGGTGTTGTTATTACTGAATTTAGTACAGACACAGCGATGGTAGACAATGCTTCAGATACAGTACCTACAGAAAGTGCTGTACGTGGTTACGTAAACAGACGCTTAGGTTACGATGTAACTGGTGCTCCAGTTGCTAACAAACTAGGGCCAGGTGTGCTTGCTCCAAACGGTGCTGTTCCAATGACAGACGATTTGAATGCAGCAGGTAATACAATTACTAACTTGGCATTGCCAGTTAACTTAGCAGATGCGGCAACTAAAGCATATGTCGACAGCGGACGTGGAGACATGGACGAAATCAAAGATTTACGTAGTGTCGAATATAACGGTGTTGTTGCTAATCAGTTGTTAGTTTCAACAGGACTTAAAAAAATAATACTTGATGCAGGAAGTATATTAGGCAGTGGCTTTGCAGCTGGTGACGTAATGACAGGAAGTGTATCAGGAGCAACTGGTACTGTTGTTGATGTAATTACAGGATTAGTTGGTATTGAAGGTAACATTGTTGAAGTTAGTTATACTGTTGGTACTGGAGAGTTTAGTGACGGTAAACCAGCAGATGGTTTGGCAGCAGATGTAATTACAGCACCTGGTGGTAAACAAGGTAATGTAGTTGATGGTCCAGTTGATGAATGGGCTAACGGTGTTGCTGACGGAGCAAGTGATATTGTTCTAACAACAACTAGAACAGGCGGTCCTGGAAGACAAACTTCTATTAACATGCAAATTGCTGGTACTACAATTACTAATAGTGAAATTAGTGGAACAGCACAAATTGCACAAAGTAAACTTAATCTAAATGCAGCAACTACAAGAGCTAATGCTACTGGTATTGCACAATCAGACTTAGGTAGTACATCGTTTGATAGTGCCAAGTTTGACGTTACAGATGGTTGGGTGACTGTTAAAGCAGGTAGTGTTCCAATTACTGACTTACAAAATATTGGAACTGATACAGTACTTGGTAGATCAAGTATTGGTTCAGGTGCAGTTGAAGAAGTATCGTTTGCAACAGTAGTTGATGAAGGATTAGGTCTAGTAGACGGTGACTTTACTGGCGAAATTGCAGATTCAAGTGATCCAGGCGAAGCATTAATTAAAACTGGTTCAGGAACATATGGTATTTCAAATGTAACTACATCAGGCGAAGTTAATAGTATTCTTAAAACAGATGCTAATGGTACTATACAAGCTAACTCACTAATACTTGGAGGTGACTCAAGCTATGAAGTACTAAGTTTAGATAGCTTAACACTACAAGTTAAAACTCCGGCACAAGGATTGATATTTACAGCAGTTGGTGGCACAGGAGGAGCATCACCTACATACCCAGATATGTTAATTAATGGTAGTGTAGGTATTGGTGGAACTACTATTACCGAAAGTATACTTCAAAGTACTTCAAACTTTAACGCAGAAAAACGTTTAGGTGTTGACTGGATTTACAGTAGCTTTATTGAAGCACCAGGCGAGAAAGCCGCTGCAAGTACAGGTTTAGCAATTGGTGCAAACACAGGTAAAACTACAGCAGGACAAGTAGGTATTGTTACTGCTGACACTGGTTCGAGTTCAAGTGTTGTTCCGGCTATCTTTAGTTCAACAGGCATAGTACCAGACACAGACAATACATATGACATTGGTAGTGCAACTAAGAAGTACAAAGATGTTTATGCAACATTGTTCCGTGGTACTGCTACTGAATCATACTACGCTGACTTGGCAGAGAATTACTTAGCTGATGCAGAATATGCTCCAGGAACAGTAGTTGAGTTTGGCGGAGATGCTGAAGTTACACAAAGCACAACACACGGTACACATCGTGTAGCAGGTGTTGTATCTACTAACCCAGCACACTTAATGAACTCACAATGTGAAGGCGATAATGTTGCTGCAATAGCACTACAAGGGCGTGTACCTTGTAACGTAATTGGTAAAGTTGCAAAAGGCGATATGCTAGTAGCAAGTAATATTCCAGGACATGCAATTGTTAATAACACTCCAGGAGTTGGTAGTGTAATTGGTAAAGCACTTGAAGATAAATTAGACGGCGAACGTGGTACAGTTGAAGTTGTAGTAGGTAAGCACTAATGGATAAGAAAGCAATAGACAGACTAATTAAAACTGGCGTAAAAGCCAGTAATGATACTAAAAATCCGCAGGGTAGGCAAGTTGTCCACACTGCGGGTAAACTAAGAATACAAGTAAACAAGGGAGCAGACCGTGGCCAAACAAACCGTTAATTTAGGGACTAGTGCAAACAAAGGTGACGGTGATCCGTTGCGCACAGCATTTGATAAAGTAAATGATAACTTTGATGAGCTTTATGCTAGAGATATAAACACTGACTTTAGTGCTAGTGTGTTTGGTGATGATAGTACATTACTAGTAGACGCAGTTAACAACAAGATTGTTGGTCCAGTAGAAACAGCAAGTGTAGATGCAGTAAGTTTAAGAACAAGTGCGACAAGTATAGCACTTGGTAGCAATGCAGGTAAAACTAATCAAGCAAACCTCGCAGTAGCAATTGGTA